TCCCACGTATACCAAAAATGGCGTGGGCAAGATCTTAGTCAATAAGCAACCAGATGGCACAGCATCACCAAATCGGGCTGATAGCGTCATGATTTGTTTTAACCCGCAGATTGCAGCCTTAAGTGTTTGGGGTAAGCTTTAATACGAGAAAATTATGGGACTCTTAAAATTTACGGCGGACAGTTTCCAAAACTTCGCCGCTCGCGTTGGCTTGGGTTCAGGAAACCAACATGATCAGTCTGGTTATGGTTTCAATTATTTAAGCCGTAATCGATTAAAACTCGAAGCAATGTATCGAACATCTTGGGTTGTTGGTCAAGTCGTTGATGTTGTAGCTGATGATATGACACGCAAGGGTTGTAACATTAAGGGTTTTAGCACCCCTAAAGATGGAGAGATGATTGACCAGGAAATGGATCGTCTGCATGTGTGGGATCGGATTAATAAAACGATTAAGTGGTCTAGACTCTACGGTGGAACGATCGCCGTAATGTTGATTGACGGTCAAAACGTTTCTACACCATTAAATACCAATACTGTTAGTAAGGGACAATTCAAGGGTTTGCTTGTTTTAGACCGCTGGATGGTTCAGCCTTCGATGCAAGATCTTGTCACTGAATATGGACCTCACTATGGAATGCCTAAGTTTTATGATGTCATTCATGATTCTGTTGGATTATGCAACCAGAAAGTCCATTACACCCGTGTAATCCGAATGGATGGTGTTGAGCTTCCGTACAATCAATCGATTACGGAAAACCTTTGGGGTCAGTCTGTAATTGAGCGTCTAGAGGATCGGTTGACGATTTTCGATAGCGCCACATTAGGTGCGGGCCAGTTGGTCTACAAGGCGCATTTACGGACATATAAAGTCAAAGGATTGCGTACGATCATTGCTACAGGTGGCAAGGTTTATGATGCATTGGTAAAGCAAATCAATCAGATCAGGCAATGGCAATCTAATGAGGGTATGACCCTTATGGATGCTGAGGATACTTTTGAAACCCACCAATATAGTTTCACTGGCTTAGATAATTTATTGCTGCAGTTTGGTCAACAGATCTCAGGTGCTACAGGTATTCCTTTAGTTCGTTTGTTTGGCCAATCACCTGCAGGGCTTAATGCTACAGGTGAATCTGATCTTGCCAACTATTACGACAATATCAATCAACAACAAGAGGGGCGATTACGTACGCCGTTGCAGATCCTTTATGCAGTGTTATCCATGTCAGTGGTTGGTAAGCCTTTACCCGATTCTTTCGACTTTCAGTTCGCTTCATTGTGGCAGCTTGGGGACGATAAAAAAGCGGAAGTGGCTAAGAGTGTTGTTGATGCTGTTATTTCGGTTGAAGAATCTGGATTAATTAAACGCTCTACAGCTCTTAAAGAATTGCGACAATCAAGTGAGGTTACGGGAATTTTCTCTCATATCACTGATCAGGAAATTAATGATGCAGATGAAGAAGAGCCGCCGTCGCCTGGAGAGCGTTTAGCTGATGAGGAATCAAATGAACCGCCTGACGCCAAACAGGGCGAGAAAGATGGAGATTCGGTATAGCCAGCAACTTAGAAAGATAGCAGGTTATGTCGATACAATTATTAAGGGTTTTGATGCAAATGATCCAAGAGTGCACCCCTTGATGATTGCATCCTTAAAAGAATATGCAAACACACTACAGTTTTGGGCTCCTAATGCTGCAGGTCGAATCATTACAGATATTGCATTACGTGATGAGAAAACTTGGCTGATATATGCAAATGATTTATCACGTGGCATGCGTGAACAGATCCGCAATACTGATATTGGTGTGATTTATCAAGAATTGCTCAATGAGCAAATACGCTTGATTAAGTCACTACCTCTGGAGGCTGCTCAACGGGTTCACGACCTTTCGACACGATCCTTAATCGATGGCAGTCGATCCAGTGAAATTGCTGGTCTAATTATGGCGACTGGTCATGTAACAAGATCAAGAGCAAATACGATTGCTCGCACAGAAGTAAGCCGTGCATCAACTCTATTCACTCAAGCACGAGCTTTAAATCTTGGTTCTGAGGGTTATACATGGCGCACTAGTGAAGATGGTGATGTGCGAATAGATCATGAAGAGTTGAATGGAAAATTTATCTATTGGAATAGGCCGCCAATTGTTGACAAGAGATCAGGGCGAAAAGCACATGCAGGTTGTGACATAAATTGCCGTTGCTATCCAGAGCCATCCATACCTGAGGATTAAAATGAAAGATATTATTTTTAGAGATACAGTCCAATTTGGCATTTGGAAGTATTTAGATGAAGTTAATGGTGTTGTGATTCCCCAATACAGTTGCGCTCAACCAATTGCTAACGGCGTTCGCCTTGGAGGTGGTAACGATACTATTGCAGGTGTGGGTGAGTGTGGAGTAACGCCGCCGTCAATTAGCTGTGATGGCGCCACAATGTCAATGAGCTTCAGCCAAATTGCTGGTGTATGGAGTATCTATGTTGATGATATGGAAACACCAGTTGCGACAGGGAACATTGGTGCTGCATTAAGTCAAGTTTTGACAACGTATAGCGGAAAATTAATAGGGGATTATGATGGAGTCATGTTTATTCAGAATATTGACAATATTCCGCATCGAATAAAATTGGTTCCTGAATCAGCTACAAGTTTTACGGCTAATGTTGAAGATAATCCGACTTTTCTTGTAGATGAAGATGGGAGTTTGACATTTTGTTTAAATTCGCAGCAATCGTTGATTAGCTGTGATGGAGCAACTAACAGTGTTGTATTTGAAGAAAATCCAGACTTTACATCGTGGGGCTCTATTAACACGATTGTAATCAATAACACTGAATATGAGAAACCTGAAGAACATCCAGTTAATGAAATCATCTCACTTCCACAATTATTAACAGCTGATGATCAGATTACGATCATGGTTCAAGGTGTTCACCCAAATCGGTTTCTTGTGTTTGGGAATATTGGATCAAGATCAGCGCGAATCAAGATTAAATTAAAACAAGATTGGTTTGATAGTAATTTGATTAGCGCTGGTTTACATCCATCAAACAATAACCCTACCGTAGTTTTTGATAATGAGAACCTTGAAGTAAGTTTCTGTTTATCTGTACTAGGTTAAAAGCAAAATCAATATTTTGAGACCACCTAAAAAGGTGGTTTTTTATTGCCTAAAAAAGGTGGTTTATGTTTAAGAAAAAACCTAAAGAGCAAAAAACCATAGATCGCTCAAATATCTATACAACTGGGCAATTGGGTCGCACACGGGAGATTACCCCCGAGGGTTATTTGTTATGTCGTGATGTTCCGATCGCACGCATCGGCACCTTGATGTATGCGGATGGTGAGGTTCCTGTCACAGCAGATAATACAGGGTTGATCCTTATTTATCGCGGTGAAGATATCTTATTTGATCCTATCACTGTAGCAAGTGCGGAAAGTAAGCCAATCACAGATGATCATCCTGATGATTGGGTATCGCCAGACAACTGGAAAGATCTTTCCAAAGGCATGGGAAAAGATGTTCGACGTGGTGATGGAGTCGATTCTGATTTCCTTATGGCTGATCTTTTGGTTACGGATAAGGACACAATCCAAAAGGTTATCGATGGAAAAGTAGAAATCTCCCTAGGCTATGATGCTGATTATACAGAGACCAGCAAAGGCAAAGGGTTACAGAGCAATATTCGGGTGAACCATATTGCATTAGTTGATAAAGGGCGATGCGGTTCTCGCTGCTCTATAGGAGATAGTTTTATGTCTACTAAGACAAAAAAAGAGCCTTGGTATAAAGAATTACTAGGTATTAAGCGTACCGTTGACCAAGCCATCGAAGCAGCTGAAAAGACTTCTGATTCAGATGATGACGATGACAAAACGAAAGATGATGACGAGCCTGATAACGACAAAACGAAAACAGGTGATGCGGCTTTTCAGGCTGAAATGCGTAATTTCATGAGAACCATGGACAAGCGCATGAGTGCTATCGAAAAGAAAAAAACTAAAGATTCGGACGATCCTGAAAAGAAAACCGAGGACGATGATGAACCTGATGATGATAAAACAAAGGATGATGGTGATCTGACCGATCCAGAAAAATCTGAAAAGCTATCTGATAAAGGTGTGCAAAGCTACACAGGTGATTCATTAAAAGAAGTTATCTCTCGTGCTGAAATTCTTTCGCCTGGTTATCGCATGCCAACACTGGACAGTGCCAATAATGGCAAAGTTATTCTAAGTGTAAAACGTCAGGTACTTAAAGCTTCATACGCCACACAAGATGGACAGAAGGCAATCGCGCCGTTTGTTGGAGTAGACCCTGATTTTGATAAGTTACCCATCCACACAATCGATGCTGCTTTTGCAGGGGCATCCGAGTTGATCAAACAGCAGAACAATACCCGTGGGGTTCGTTCTGGAATTAGAACTAGTGATTTCGGTCGATCCGCACCAACACCCGCCGAAATTAATGCAAAAAACCGTGAATTCTGGAATAAATAAGGATAGGAAATATGTCTAACGCATTTTTATATCGCATGCCGAGTGGTATCCCTGGCGATGTCTCTCGCAAAAGCCAATCAACCATTGAATCACATCCTGTGGGTGCGCAATTCGCTGCATTTGGTCTTTTCGGTAAGATTGATGGAACAACAGGGAAATTTATACCACTAGCTGCAGCTGACACGGCGGCAGTAATTTATGGTCTGTTTGTTCGAGCCTACCCGACTCAATCAGCACAAAATGAATTGGGTAAAGCAGTACCTCAGCCTAACGGCATTCAAGATGTGTTGCGCCGTGGTTATATGACCGTGAAATGTAATGCGGGCAATGCTAAAAAAGCAGGAACTGTTTATGTGCGAGTAACCGCAGGTACAGAAGCCAAACCAGTCGGCGGCATTGAAGCTGCAGCAGATGGTGCCAACAGCATCGCATTGCCTAGTGCATTTTTTATGCATGATGCTGATGCACAGGGCAATGTAGAAATTTCATTCAACATCTAAAACAAATTTGATTCGCACGGCCACCAATAAGGTGGTTTTTTTGTGCATGGAGAAAAGACAATATGAGTAAGTTATTAATTGCAACTACTCTCGCCCAAGCTGTGGCCATGGGTACTGCAAACCCTGTGCGTGCGCGTACACGTGACCACATGATGACGTTTGATGCTCAGACGGTGGATAGCACTGGTGCGTTTCTAGTTGGTGAATTAGAACGCCTAGATCAAACCATGCATGAGCCTTTGGCTGATGTCACTTGGTCCCGCGATATCGATCTACGTTCTGATGTATCCATTGCTGATGAAATCTCGAGTTTCTCAAATGCAACCTTTGCTGCAGCTGGTGGCGCATCTCCTCAAGGTAAGTCTTGGGTAGGTAAGAATGCTGATGCAATCCAGGGGATTGCATTGGATATCGGCAAAACCGCTCAACCATTAACCTTGTGGGCCAATCAGATCGGTTGGACACTTCCCGAGTTGGAATCAGCTCGCCAAGTCGGGCGTCCTGTGGATGCATTGAAACATAGCGGCTTAATTCTTAAGCACAATATGGACACGGATGAGCAGATCTATATTGGTGACGATATCGTAGGCGTTAAAGGCTTACTTAACTCTGACAAGGTAGGCGTTACCAATGTTAATAAAGAATGGGTTCTTGCTACTGCAGATGAGATTTTGGCAGATGTAAACACCATTTTATATAACTCATGGCATGCATCAGGGTTTGCTGTTTGTCCATCTAAATTGCTATTACCGCCTGAGCAATTCGGTTTGATCGTTACTCGTAAAGTTTCAGATGCGGGTAATATTTCAATTTTGGAATATATCAAAGTGAACTGTATTGCGATGGCAAAGAATGGTAAGCCTTTGGATATTCAACCATCCAAATGGTTGGTTGGTCGCGGTACTGCAGGTACTGACCGCATGATGTGTTATGAGCAAAAAGAAAACCGTGTTCGTTTCCCGATGGTCCCATTACAGCGCACACCAGTGGAATACCGCGATTTACGTCAATTAACTACATATTACGGCCGTTTAGGTGCAGTTGAATGGGTTTACCCTGAAACAGCATTCTATGCTGATGGTCTGTAAGGAGAACAACATGACTAAGCAAGTACAAATTCTCCTTTCTCGTCCATTGACTGTAAATCTTGGTACTGATGAACATGGTCGTGCAATTACGGAAAAACTTAATCCTGGTCTGCAATTTGTAGATCAAGAGGTTGCTGATAACTGGTTTGTAAAAGCTCATTGCCAAGAGCTCACCCAAGAAGATGTTGAAAACGGTGAACTACAAAAGCAGGTTGAGCAATTGCAAGGTGACCTGAAAGCATTACAAGAGCAATCGGATAAAGCCACTGCAACAATTGACAAGCTTACCGAAGATTTGGCAGGTCGTGATAAGACAATCGCTGATCTAAATATCCAATTGACCAAAGCTCAACAAGCAGCAACAGACACAAAACCAAAAGAAGCAGCGAAAGCAAAAGAGCAACCAAAGGAAACCTAACCCATGATCAACGAATCAGATTTTAGACAAGCTTTTCCTGTGTTTTCAGATAAAGATGTCTATCCAACGGCGCAGTTTAATTTTTGGTTGAACTTTTCAAAAAAAATGATGAACGAAAACCGTTGGGCTGATTTGTATGATGAAGGTCAAATGCTTTTTGTTGCTCATTATCTCGTACTGTATGCCCGTGAAGTAGAGGCTACCAGCAATGGTAGTGATGCCGCATATGCAGGACAAGTTCAGGGCGTAGAAACATCAAAATCTGTAGATAAGGTCTCTGTTTCATTTGATGTATCTAAAATTACTTTAGATGATGCAGGGCATTGGAACATGACGACCTATGGTATCCAGTTTTATCAATTAATCCGTATGGTTGGAATGGGAGGTGTTCAACTATGAGCGTCACCATGACAGGTGAGGGTTTAACAGGCATCTTTGAGGCAATACAAGAGCTGATGGATAAAGAGGTTTTGGTTGGTATTCCGCATGGTGAAAATCGTACGGATGCTGATGGTATGACCAATGCACAGCTTTATTATTTGCATGAACATGGATCCCCTGCACAAAACATTCCTGCAAGACCTACCTTGATTCCTGGTGTTGCCTCTGTGCAAGAAAAAATTGCGGATCGACTTTGCAAAGCTGTAGATGCTGCATTGGATGGTAATGCTGAAGGTGTGATGAAACATTACAACGCTGCTGGGATGACCGCACAAAATGCAGTAAGGCTTTATTTTGTGGAAGGAGGTTTAGCTCCATTATCTATAGCAACGATCAGAGCGCGTGCTCGCCGTGGTCGGAAAGGTGCTAAGCAATATCTTAAGCAAATTGAGCAAGGCCCTCCACAAGATGGGCTTGTTAAACCTTTGATTGATACAGGCGAGATGCGGAAGAGCATTACTTATGTAATTCGCAAGCGAGGTGACGATGGCTAGATTGGATGTTACTCGTGTTTTAAGAGATCCGCGGTTTATGGATAAGAGCATTATCTGTATTCGTAAGACTCAAGTTATTAACGATAAGGGGCGAGCTGAAAATAAGGAATGTAAGACTAAGTTTTCAGGTGTAGTCACTTCAAACGACGGAACTAATATCGATCGTCGCCCAGACGGCTCAATAGTTTCAGGTGCTATCAATATTGTGACTCGTTTTAATCTTGTTGCAGGTAAAGAAAACCGAGATTCAGATGAGATTTGTTGGCGTGGGAAACATTATTTTGTGAACAGCGTTGACGATTATTCACATTTTGGAAAGGGCTTTATTCAAGCGGTTTGTATTCTTAAGCCATTCGCAGGTTCTTAAATGTCTAATACAAGTGCAACAGGTGGCTATCTGTCATCTGATGGCGAAGCTGTGCCTAGTGATGATGATTTAGAGGACATATTGCAAGACCATGTTGTGAATATAACGGGTCTAATTCCATCCTTGGTGCGTCCACGATGGCAAGAAGAAACGCCAAAATTACCTGAGCCAAATATTACATGGGCATCGATCGGGGTGGTAAGTAGTGAAGATCCAGACTCACCATATTTTGATGATGATGGGAATTCGATTAACCACGAAACCTTTGATGTTTTGGTCTCCTTTTATGGCCCACAAGCTGAAGCTAAAGCCAAGTTGTTCAAATCAGGTCTAGCAATTCCTCAAAACAACAATCAACTCAAATCATTTGGAATGACTTTTGTTCGCTCTCAACCTATTCGTAATGTGCCTGAGCTAATCAATCAACAATGGTTACGCCGATACGATTTTGAGTTCACATTGCGCCGTAAAAAATCAATTCACTACCCAATTTTAAATCTACTCACACCGCCCGATATTAATATGGGCTAGGAGATCGTATGACCGCAGCATTACCTGTGGACCTGGTTGTTAATGTACAAGTTTCATTAACACCCATTGCAGCCCAAACTCGTAGCTTTGGCTCATTATTAATTTTAGGCTCAACCCCTGTTATTACAGCTGGAGAGCGTATACGTCCGTATTCAAGTATTTCAGAGATTGCTGAAGATTTTGGAATTAATGATCCTGAATATAGTGCAGCAATTAAGTTCTTTGCTCAGAATCCGAGACCAACTACTGTATACATCGGACGTTGGGTGCAAGCAGGGGTTGAAGAAGCTCCACCAGAAACATTATTAGAAGCGGTTCAAGCTTGTGCTGATGCATCTAATGCATGGTATGGGCTGACTGTTGCAGCCCCAATCGCAACAGATAACGATATTATTTCGGTTGCAGAGTTTATCGAAGCATCTTCACCATATCGTATTGTAGGCTTTACCTCTCAGGATATCGCGGTGAAAGCCCCTACAATTGGAGATGCTGAGCCCACAGATATTGCGTATAAGCTGAAAAAACAGAAATTTGAACGTACCTTAATTCAGTATTCTTCTAATTCACCTTATGCCGCAGTCTCATTGTTAGCTCGAACGTTTGCCGTGAACTTCTTGGGTAACAACACAACCATTACGCTCAAGTTCAAACAAGAACCTACAATCGCAGCGGAATATTTACGTACCAGTGAAGCGCTTACGCTTAAAAATAAAAACTGTAATGTCTTTGCTGAGTACAAC